CTGAATACGGCGTCGTAATTGACCGTGTATGGGGAACAAACTAATCCCAGATTAGTATATAAAACTTAATATAGAATTTCAAGCCCTCCGAGAAATCGGGGGGTCTTGAATTTGTATTACCTTATAATATTGGTATAATTTAACTAACACAAAGGAGCTATAAATTGGCAACAACAGTATATGATGTACTAGATATTGAATTAAGCGATGGATCAACTATCGAGCTTAAACCTCTGCCTATTAAACAATTAAGAAAATTTATGGAAATAATTAATGCTATGCAGGATGTAGAAGATGGTTCTGCCGATGCAGCAATGGAAATTTTTATTAAAGCAGCTATGATTTGCTTAAAATCTACAAGACCAGATCTTGCAGAAGATCAAGATAAGTTTGAAGAAATCATTGAAACTCCTACAATGATGAAAATCCTTGAGGTTGTCGGCGGTCTGAAACTAACAGACCCAAACCTTCTGGGAGCGGCTCTAGTTGGGACGAACTAGATCTACGCTCCTTAGAGTCTGAAGCTTTCTTGCTCGGTCATTGGAAAAACTTTGACGAGTTAGAATCTTCACTTTCTCTTGATGAACTAACAGCTTTGTTAGATTACTCAAGAAAAAAAGATCGTGAAGATAAAAAGTTTAGTGCAGCACTTCAGGGTGTTGAACTAGAAGAGGAAGTGGCAGTTTTGGATATTGCTGATCTAAAAGGATATGCAGCAAACCAAGAAGGTTTCGGTATAGGTCAGGGCTTAGGATTTATGTCTATAGGAGGTGAAGAGTAATGGCAAATATTGAATTAAATATAGTTGCGTTAGGTGATTTTACATCTGTATCAGATCAAATAACAAAACTTAAAGCGCAAGTTGCTGCACTCAACACCTCATTAGCGGGAGCAACGGGAGCATCATTTGATAAAGCTGCTAAAAGTGTAAATGCTTTATCAAACGAATTTAGTAATGCTCTAACAGCAAGTGGATCTTTTACAAAACAAACTGTACAACTTCAAACAGAAACAGAAAAGTTTGGCCAATCACTTCAAAAAGGAACTCTTGGTTTAACAAGTTATTATCAAATATTAACTAAGCAGCAGGGCGCAGCTACAGATTCAGTAAAAGCTTTAGCCGTAGAACAAACAAAGTTACAAAATTCTGTAATTATGGCAGATCCCTCTAAGCAGGGTTTCTATTCAGTTTTTACACCTAAAAGTATTGATGCAGTTGCTAATGCTACAAAAATAGCTGCAAATGCACAAAATATTTATAATATTGCAATTAGGCAAGGCGCAAATGAATTAATTAACTGGGGTAAAAATACTCAGTGGGCTGGTCGTCAGTTAACTGTTGGTCTCTCTATGCCAATGGTTTTATTTGCTCAACAAGCAGTATCTGCATTTAATAGCGTAAACACAGCATTAACCCAATTTCAAAAAGTTTATGGAGAAGGACTTGTTCCTCCAAGCCAAAATTCAATTGATCAAATTTCTAAACAAGTTCTTGATTTAGGAAGAAATATGGCAGCAACTTTGGGAATATCTCAAGAATTTACTGTTCAAGTTGCTTCGTCTTTTGCTGCAATGGGTAAAATGGGAACTGATCTTACAACAATGACAGAACAGACAGATAGACTTGCAAAGTTAGGCAACTTAGATCAAAAAACTGCAACCACGGCAGTGATTGCTTTACAAAATGTTTATAAATTAAGTACAACACAGCTTGCTGATGCAGTAAATTATTTTGGAGCAATTCAGAAACAAACTTCTCTTTCTATGAACGACCTAGTTGATGCTGAAAGTAGAGTTGGTCCAATTATTGATCAATTGGGCGGTAGTTATAAAGATACTGCTATTATGTTGCTTGCAATGAAGGAAGCTGGTGTTCCAGCAGCACAAGGCGCAAACGCACTTAAATCTGCTTTTGCATCAATTATTGCTCCAACCTCAGCAGCAACAAAAGAATTTCAAAAGTACGGAATTAACTTAGCTCAGATTAAAAATGCTGGCGGACCCGTTCAAATGATTCAAGAGCTTCAAGGAGCGTTGCAAAATCTTAACCCATTAATTAAAGAACAACTTATTGAAAAATTATTTGGTAAATACCAGTTCTCTAGGGTTTCTGCATTGATTGATAACTTTGGAAAAGTTGGTTCACAAACTGCAAATGCTATGACAGTCGCTGCAGCATCGTCCGATCAAATTGCAAAGCTTGCAAATCAAGAAATTGCTCAAGCAACATCTTCTCCATCAGCTCAATGGACAAAAGCATTGAATACTTTTAAGGCAGATTTATACCCAGTTGGTCAAGAAATAATGAAAATTGCTACAAAAGTACTTGAATTTGGAAACAAAATAGCAAACTTATTCCAAGGATTACCTGGACCAATAAAATTATTAATGGCAATATTTGCTGGAGTTACCGTACTAGCTGGACCTATATTGATGTTAACTGGTTTAATGGCTAACTTTGTCGGTAATATTTTAAAGGGAGTGATTAATCTTAAAGATTTAGTAAGTGGTGGTAAAACAATGAGGCAGTTGTTTACTCCAGAAATTGTTGCAGCACAAAATGCAACAGATTTATTTGCTGCTGGACTTAAGGGCGATGTAGACCAGGTTCAACTTTTAACACAAGCTATTACTGATTTAACAGATAAGCTTGCAATAATGAAAGACCAAATGAATGTTGGCGCAGGAATTGAAGGACTTAAATCAGCAGTTGGTGCAACAGCACAAGTAGAAGCTGGGATATTTTCTCAAATGTCTATTCCAGGATTTGCAAGTGGTACAAATGGCGGAATAATAATTGGACCAGGAACTGGAACATCAGATAGTATAGTCGCAAGAGTTTCAAATGGCGAAACAATTCTTACTGCACAACAAACAAAAGATAATTTAGCTGTTATTAATGCAATTGTAAATGGAAAGAAAATTCCAGGATTTAATGGCGGTAAAATGGGTGTTCCAAGCCGAACTGGTTTAACTGGACAATATATAGATCAATCACATATGGCAGGAAACTTTGAGCCAGGTTCACCAGAGTATGATAATTTAATTGCAAATGATCCAGCATTAGCTTGGGCAGCAAAGCATGGATCTGTAAAGGTTACACCAGATCTTACTGCTGATACATCAAAATTGCTTAACTTAAAGTTAAGAGCAAATAAAGGCGGGGCAAGTATAGATGAATTTAGCAGAGGTTGGGACGAGGGTGGATCTGGTAAGTTTGTAGCTTCTGCAGGAAGACATGGTGCCGACATGTCAGATCCAGCGATGAGCCAGGCAGCAAAAGATTTTGATGATGCTGTAAAGCAAAGAGTAATTCAAGAAAGAAAGGCCAAAGAATTAGCTGCAGCAGCAGAAGGAAGAACTCTTGAAAAAGGAATTTTAGATGAAGACCTTCAAAAAGCTGTAAGGTCTGAAATTGATGCAAGAAAAAATTCAGAAGGTGCTGAAGGTAAATTTGCCGCATCTCTTGACAAAGCTTCAAAATCAATAGGCGAAATTCGTGCAAATGCTGGAACAAAAGCAATAAAAGAAGGGCTAGACTCTGGTGTATTAACAAGACAAAATCTTGATGGATCGGGAGAGGGATTAAATGTAAGGTTTGCCGACCAAGCAACATATGGAACAAGTGCTGTTGGTCAAGTTAGGGCAAATGGTAGAGTTGCAAATGCTTCTATGGCAGGAGATGGTAGCTATATTACAGGTGCTGGTAAAACTGCTGGAAAAAATGCTTTATCTTCATTTGAAAAATCATTTGCAGAAGGACTTAATGAAGCTTCAAGATCTGCTTCACCTTCAAAAGAAACTCAGCAAGCAACAAAAAATATAGTTGATGGCGTTGTTACACAAATTGAAAAATCTCAATCAGATATAGAATCAGCAATGCAAAATACTATGACTGAATCTGTATCAAAAGCAAATGAAGCTGTTCAAGCAGAACAAATGCAACTTCCATTATCTTCATTCCAAACACCAGATCTTACGCCTCAGATTGGTCCAAGAATGGCAAACGGAGGCTTCTATTCTGGAGAAATTGCTCCAGGAATTATGGGTGAAGAAGAATCATCAAGAATATCATCAAGACTTGACACTGCAAGACAAAAACTTTCTAATATTACAGAAAGAGTTACTGACAAATTTAAAAAAGAAGATGGAAAGTTGAATGCTGGAGCAAAAGCTGGTATAGGAACCGCATTGATGATGGGCGGACAGATGCTAGGAAACTCTTTGCCAAAAGGAAGCGTTGCTGGACAAGCAGTAAATAATATGTCAAGTTACGCTGGAATGGGAATGATGTTCGGTCCTTATGGAGCAGCTGCTGGAGCAGCTATCGGTGGCATAATGACTGTATTTAATATAATGAAACAGCATGCAGCAGAAGCAGCAAAAGCATGGACTGATGCTACAACAACATCTCAAGCAGACTTATCAATATTTGGAAGCACTGTTGCAAATACATCTATTTCTACAAAAAATATGGTCGGTGAAACAGCAACATTAACTACAACATCAAATACAGCAGCTTCCAGCATTTCAAATCTGGGTGGTGCAATAAGCAACCTTTCGCCACACATTGATGCAATGGTTAAAGCAATTGGAGATTTGCCTACAGGAGACCCGTTAGGCGACCTTGTAAAAGCAATTAAAAAAGATCCAAATTACACAACATCGGGCGTTACTGGAGAAATAAGAAAAAGCGTACAAAATGCAATTTCAACTGGAGGATTAAAACCAGAAGATTCTAAAAGTTATGTTTTTGCAGCGTTAAAAGCAGCAGGACGATCTTCAGATTTTGGCACTGTGTGGAAAGAAGTATCAAAAGCAATAGGATTTAGTGAAAAGACTGGAAAAGCTAATACTGCAAAAGCAACAACATCGTCTCTTGATTATTTAAGTAGAAACAAAGCAAACGATAATGCAAATGGGCCAGAAGGTTTTCAGCAAGCGGACGCAGGGAGCCTAGCAGGACAATTTACTCCAAAAGCATATAAAGATCTGCAAGGAAATGCTAAAGCTTTAGCAGATCAAATGAAAAATCTTTATGCAGAAGTTTCTAACGGCTCTTTGTCTTTTGCAGAAGCAGATCAAAGAATAAAGGGTATGTCACAGTCAGCAAACGACACTGGTGTAAACCTAGTAGCGTTAGAACAATCAATTATTGGAACTGGAACTTCTGATGATATAAAAAGACTTCACGATATTGAATCAATGATTAAGGCTGCTGGCCCAGCAGCAAAGCTTTCTGCATCTGAAATTACAAAATATCAAACAGTTTTAAATGTAAAGAACCAAGCAGACCTAGTAACTTGGGGAAAGAAAATG